GATATCTATGTTGAGGATAAAAGAAAATTAAAAACGCTTGGAACCCAAAACGAAATTGGTACAATAGAATTAAATAGGCCCGTTTTTGGTGAAGATGGTTCAATCTATTATGAAAACAATATTAAAAGCGCAAGAATGGGCGTTCGATCAACAGTTGGACCGACAAGCGACACCAAGAGACAGAAAACAGTTGAGAACGTTACGGCTATGATGACAATGGTTAGCGATCCAGAAACACAGCTTGTATTGTCACATATGGCTCTAAACAACATGGACGGTGAAGGAATCCAAGATATTAGAAAGTGGTCCAGGAAAAAACTTCTTAGTTTAGGAGTTGTTCAACCAACAGAAGAAGAATTAAAAGAGCTTCAAGCTCAAGCACAGGCAAACCAACAACCAGATGCAAATGAGCAATATTTATTAGCAGCAGCACAAAAAGAAGCTATGGACGCACAAAAGAAACAGGCTGAAACTGCTTTAACTATCGCAAAGGTACAAGAAACACAAGCTAAAACCGAGGAAACAAGAGCTGACATAATTAAAACTCTTTCTGAGGTGGACGCACAAGATAGGGCGCAATTGACGAGTATAAACAATCCGTCAGCGCAAACAAATTCCGGTTTATAACCGAGTAGGAGCTAAGTAAATGCTAAAGCAAGAAGAATTAAATGTTGAGGTTGAAGAGCAACAAGCAGAGGTTGAGGACCAAGAACAAGAAGCGGACACACAGGAACCAGATACAGGGCAAGAAGAGCAAGAGCAAGATGAATCCGATGACACGAACGAGGAAGACGAGAGCGAAGAAGAAACGATTATTACGCTTGATGATGAGCCAATACAGCGCGATGAAGCAAACGAAAACAATCACGTTGTTAGGAAACTAAGAAATCTGCATAAAGAGCAGAAGCAGCGCATTAAAGAGCTTGAAGAAAAGCTGAACATCACACGAGTTCAAGAAGAACTTGATATTAAGGCACCCGTAGAGCCTAACATTGAAGATTTTAATTATGATTATGATAAATATAAATTAGCTGTTAAAGATTACACAAAAAAACAAATTGAATTTGAACATCAACAAAATAAGAAACTGCAACAACAAGAACAAGAAAAGGAGCTTTGGAATCAAAAAAGATCCAATTACGAAACCAAGAAAACTGAATTGAATTTCAGTGATTTTGAGGAAGTTGAGGACGCAGTAGGCAGCACCCTCAAACCTAATCAAATAGGGGCTTTAATCGATGCATCCGACAATCCAGCATTGTTAGTATATGCATTAGGGAAAAACCCCGCAAAGTTAAAAGAGTTATCGGAGATTAAAAATCCTGTTCGATTTATCGCGGAGTTGGTCAGAACAGAGTCAAAATTGAAGATGACAAAAAAGAAAAAACCGAAAGCAAGTCCTGAACGTGTTATAAATGGATCATCCGCACCATCAGATAATACACAAAAGAAATTAAATGAGCTATACGAAAAAGCACAAAGAACTGGAAGTCTTAAAGAATTAAGGGCTTACAAAAAGAAACACAATATTAAATAAGGAGAATAATCATGGCTAATGATTTTTCAAAAAATGAAGTTGTTTTGTTTGAAAAAACAATTGAAAATTTCGAAGATAGTTTAATTATGTCTCGTCATATTGATAAGTATGAAATGGAAGCGGTAAGCGCAGAACGCCAAAACGATATTACTCACATTCCAATGCCATACATTGCGCAAACTTATGACGGACGAGATCAGTCAGCGAATTTCGGATCTTTTACTCAATTATCAGTTCCAGCACAGGTAGACACTTGGAAATCTGGAAACTTTAGAGCAAACGCACTTGAAAGACGTGACGAGTCACAAATTTCAAAATATTCACGAGCAATCGCGCACAAATTAGCGTCTGACGTAAATATTGCTTGTATGAATATGGCAGCAAATGAAGGAACTCTAGTTATCAAGAGAACATCTGCAGCATCTGGCTTTGACGATGTCGCTAAATGTCGCTCAATTATGAATCGTGTTGGTATTACTCACGAGGATCGTAAATTAGCACTTTCAACAGACGATTACAATGGCATGGCTTCAAATCTTGCAGGTCGTGAAAGTATTAATGACCCTAAAGCATTGAAAGCATACGAAGAAGCGTATATTGGTAAAATCGCGTCTTTTGAAACATTCTCTTTAGACTATGCAAATCGACTAGCTGCTAAAGGTGGAACCACTGTTACTATCAACGGTGCTAATCAATACCATACACCAAAGGCAACTGATACAAACAAGAAAAACGTTGATAACAGATACCAAAATATTGAGGTAACTGTAAGTTCTGGAGCGATTAATGTTGGTGACTGCTTCACAATTGCAGACGTTTATGAAGTGCATCACATTACCAAACAATCAACTGGAAACCTTAAAACTTTTCGTGTTGTAGCAGTTCCAGACGGTGGAACTACTGGTACAATCACTATCAGCCCTGCAATTGTTTCCGCTGGTGGTGGAACTGATGCAGAGAAACAATACCAAAACGTTGATTCAACTCCAGCAGATGGTGCAGCGTTAGTTTGGTTAAATACAGTTGCCGCTAACGTGAATCCATTCTGGAAAAAAGAATCAATGCTTTTATTACCTGGTAAATTTGATCCAGCGGAAGACTCTGGCTTAAAATCTATGGTAGAAACAACTGAAAGCGGTATTACTATGGTTATGTCGAGAGATGCCGAAATTAAAACTATGGATGTTTTATACCGACTTGATATTTACTTTGGAACTGTAATGCTTCAGCCAGAAATGGCCGGAATTATGCTATTCAGCCAAACCTAGTATTAATTCTTTGGGGTGCTTTAGGGTACCCCAAGCGGACAGCTTTAAAACTTTTAAAATAAAACTTTTAAAATTAAAAGGAGAATACCATGGCATTTGTAACCCCTTTCGGATCAATTGAAGTTGCTGTTTCTTCAAAGATCGCAATCTTTACATTAGGATCTGGAACAAAGGTTTATTACAGAACTAAAGAATTTGGAACAACTGCACCACAATGGATTTATCAGCAAGACATCACAGCAAACAGCGAAACAGTTTTAACCCCTGGCTCATCTTATGACAAAGTTCGTATTGATGCGGGCCCAATTCACGAGGTTGAATATGTAACTGGTTCAGCACCGACTTGTACTTTACTTGAATCTTCTGCAACAACATCAGCTGAATTAGACGTTCTTGATGGAACTGTTAGTTCAGTAACTTTCACACCTGCTGCTGGTGGTGCAAATGTATCTGAGGTAACAATTGCATTTTTTGATGCTGCTGGATCTGCAATTACTAGCAATCTAGTTTTTGAATGGTGGTTATCAGACGCAGCAACAGGACTCGGAATTACAGGAACAGCAGCATCGGGAACAGTTGCCGTTAAATCTGGAGAAGGCTCAGACCTTTCAGTTTTAACAGCTAAAAAACACACTGTAAGCCAAACAAAGGCAAGTTTGGGAACTTATGTTCTTGAAATTACCGATACTTCTAAAACAGGCTTTTATGTTTGTGTTAAGCATCCAGTAACGGGTGTTATTCAAGTATCTGATGCTTTAGTTACAGCGGATTACGGATCATAGATTTAACGATCCCATCTATACGGTGGGATTCATTAAATTTATAAAATTATAGGAGATCAAAAAACAAATGAAGATAAGATATCCAAAAATGATGTATAAAGACGGCGGTACTTTTGAATTTGAAGGAAATTTTTACACAAAGACAGTTGTTAATAGCCAAGAGGAAGAAACGGAACATCTTGGTAATGGCTGGAAACACAAACCAATGCAGGGCGATGGTTTAGAAGAAGAATATAAGCTAAGAAAAGAAAATGAAGAATCAAAAAAAAGAATTGCAGAGCTTGAATCTATGCTAGAACAAAAAAAGATCGATGAACAAAAACAAGAAAACCCAGAGCCAAAACAAGAAGAATTACCAGAGCAAGAAGAATTGCAAGAAGAACAAGAAAACCCAGAGCCAAAGCGAAAAGGAAGACCAAGAAAGGCTGAATAATTATGTCGTGGACTAAAGGCCAGTTAATTAAAAGAGCATTTGATGAGATAGGCTATGCCGATTATAACTTTGACATAAACCCAGAAGAATTTGATTCGGCTTTAGTCCGTATGGATTCAATGATGGCAACTTGGTCATTAAAGGGGATTGATTTGGGCTATCCAATACCAACAAACCCGCAGGATTCAAACTTAGACGAAGACTCAAACATAACTACAAATGCAGAGGCAGTTTATTTAAATTTAGCTATTGCAATTGCACCAAGTAAAGGAAAAAGCGTATCAAGAGAAACTTTGATGGCTGCAAGTTCAGCCTACAAATCTCTTTTTATAAGCTCCACAACACCTACTATAATGGCATTTCCGAATACTGTTCCGTCTGGATCAGGATCTAAATACTGGAGAACGGAAAACGATCCATTTTTAGATAATGACAGCGTGAGCAGTTCAAGTGTATCAAGCGCAATATCATATTTCACACAATTAGGCGATTTGATACAGGGAACAGGTCAAAACACATATAGAATACTAAAAAATAATATCGATGCAACCACAGCCCCAACCATTACTGATGATGAAGATTCGGATTACCTTGTTTCGTCAATCTGGATAGATGTTAGTGCAGATCAGGCTTATGTATGTTTAGACAATACAGCAGGTGCAGCGGTTTGGACTGAAATAACAGCAGGTGCAGCAGGTGGGCAAACAAACACAGCTTCAAACGTTGGTTCAGGAACAGGTATTTTTAAACAAAAAACAGGAGTTGATTTAGAGTTTAACGGCATTAAATCAGAAAATAATCTTTTGGATGTATCGCTTGATTCTGGATCAAATGACATTGAATTAAAAGTATCGCAAACTAATATCAATTCAGGCGTTTCTATAACAGCAAGTCAGGTATCAGACTTTGATATAGAAGTTTCCAACAATTCCGAAGTGGTAGCAAATTCTGCAAAAGTAACAAACGCAACACACACGGGAGAAGTTACCGGATCTGGCGCATTGACTTTAGATCCTACAGCAATAACTAATAAACCAAGCGCGACCCCTGCAACAGGCGATAAATTTGTTTTCGCAGATGCCACAGACGGAAACGCATTAAAAACAGCTGATTTTTCGGATTTTTCTGGCGGTGGAGATGTATCAGGTCCAGCGAGTGCAACAGACAATGCAATTACTAGGTTTGATTCTACTACCGGCAAATTAATACAAAATTCAAATGCGACTCTATCCGATGCTGGAACGTTGAATATTGCATCTGGTCAGTCATACCAAATAAACGGAACAAACATAAACGCTGTTACTGAAACATTA